TTCCACACTTTATATTTAAATGGAGTTTTTGTATACTCCATTGCTTCTTTACATTTTTCCATATTCACCGATTCAAATGGAGCCTGGATTAACGTCAAATTATCAATAAATTTATCATCGATTGTTATAGATTGTAATTGTTCTTCAAATTGTTTTTGATACCATTTATCTTTTGTATTATCTATTATTTTTATATAATTTAATAGGTATTCTTTCATTTTTTGCTGTGAAATTTCGCAATATAATATTGATCTTAATTGATCCTTCAAATCAGTTAATGACATAGAAAGATGTAATTCGAACGATTGACCAATATTCATTCGACTAAAAATCCCCAATGGATTAATAATTATATCGAGTGGTCTTCCATTTGGAAGTATTGGCATTTTATCCTCACCCAATATTGCTGAAATCACACCTTTATTTCCATGTCTATTTCCAATTTTGTCTCCAACCTCAATTTTACGAATATAATATCCGGTTAAGTGAACAAAAATCCCATCGAATCGCTCACCTTTATTTTTATATTTTCCTTCAGAATCAAAATAACTGAAGTTATCATTTATTATTTTTTTAGCTTCTTTTTCCGGAAGATTTTGTCGTACAATTCCTTTAATTTTTTCTTCTCTATTTTTTTGTTTTTCATTTTTCTTAATTATCCAATTTCTATATTCTTCCGGTATTTTATCGCTGTAATCATTTACGTAAATATTACACTCTAGAATTCTTATCTTTTTATCGCAGATTAATTTTTCTTCTTCTTCGAATACAATATTGAGATCATCCTTAATCGGAATCCTTTTCAATATTGCATATGAAGCCCCGACTTCAATCCAATCATCTCTTCTGGGTAAAGGTTTATATTTTCTTTTATATCTATTAACATTTCCTTCATTATCTTCTTCTTTGTATTGTGTTATTATAACATAATCCGAATCATCTCCATCATAATCTTGATCGTTTTCTTCCACTATATTTCTCTCACATAAATTCAATAAAACTTTATTTGATGGAATATAAAATGATAAATCCTTGAAATGAACAGACGATAATATACCTTCATTTGCAAGTCTTTCAGAGATAACTATACCATCCTCATAATTATATCCATAATATATTCCAATGCCTGTCGATAAGTTTTTACCGATTTTTATATTTCCATCATCAATAAATAACGATTCAGCCAATGTCTCATCTTTATTAAATCTATCTCCTTCTTTAACATTATGATTTTTCATATCCATATTATCAACATATATTTTATCACACCCAGCATGAATAATATCGATTGGCCCATCATCATATTTAAGAATTAATATATCATCATCAGCATCTTCATATAAAATAACACCGTCATTTTTTGCAGTTAAAATAAATGGTGTATTATGTGTGTACAATCTTTCACATCCAGATTGAATATATGGTAATTCTGGATTATTTGGTAATATTGCCTGTCTCATTTGAGATGAAGCCATTTGGAGTCGAGTTTGATCATCATGCTCCAAAAAAGGAACCATTGATACAGGTATTGATATTGATTGGTTTTCATATACATCATCAGTAAATTGTAAATTTTCATCAAAATACGTATTTGGTAGTAAATTTTCAACGACTCCACAATTATCTCTATCTGGAGTATCCACTACACAAATTCTTCCGAACATAGATTCGTGAATATCTCTCAAATATGCTGGAACATTATTTCGACTAAATCCACCTGGACCTAGTAATGATATTCTTGATAATTCAGTTAAAGCCCCAATTGGATTTATTGAAAAATCAAATTGAACAATATCAGAAATATTACATGCTTGAATAATCTCAGATTTATTCACATTGAATTTGGGTTGTTTTACATTTTTTGTTGATGTACATAAATTAAATATCGATCTAAATACATGCCCAATTATGAGATATTCGAAACATCGAATTCGTTTATATCTAAGATCTGCATCATCAAATGGTCCATTTTTTATTGCCAAAATAATCTCTTCAATTACAGAATCTGTTTTCATAAGATTACCTGTTATAACATCAATTTTGGGAACAATATCTAAGGTGTATATAATTTCTTCACCTTTATTTTTCATATTATATTTTGTAAAATACTCACCCAATTTTTTCAGATAATCTTCATCGGTTAAATCTAAATCATAATAATATTTTATTTCATCTAATAACATTTTATGAAATCTTCCAGTATCTTCAGACGGTTCCATTATTTCATTAATTCTATCATGCCCATAATAACACATCAGTATTAACGAGAATGGAATCTTCTTTCCCATCATACTCATTCGTATTTTTGGAAATACACTACTTCTTTCATATAGCACTGAGGTAAAAACATTTGATCGAAATTTAACGATAAAACTATTCTCGATTTTTTTATTATGTTTAACTGTAACAGGAAGATCAATTAGTTGAAAATGAGGAACTTTTCTCCTTCCATTTACAAATATAAAATTGTTGTCAATTAAATCGGGAATCATCATTGACAGATCAATCTTTGTTTCATCTCTTGTCAAAATTATCTCAAGTTTTTTTCTAGAAGTTTTTGATAATTCCTCTATATTATATCGTGCATCGACAATTCCTAATTCTTTAATTTTATATCCAAGTTCTTTAACCGGATCTAAAGCAGATTCAATATAATCTAATATTTTATTATATTCATCTTTTCTAATTTTAAATATATTATTGTTATTTGATAATTTAAAGTTTGGATTAATAAATTTCAAATTGTTCTCCTCTGTACATGTTTCCATGTTTTTCTTAATTTTATTTTCGAAATTGTTGATCGGCTAACTCCAAACATTTTTGCAATTTCTTTTTGAGTTAAATTTCCTTCATCTGATAATTTTCTAATTGCAATAACTTTTTGTTCTGTTAATTTTGATGCTGGATTATTTTCTCCAAAATATTTTCCAATCTTCTTTTCTTTCATTAATTGTTTTGTTTTTTCTGAATGATTTTTTCCATAAAATGGATTATTTTCTCCACAATACTTTCCAGTCATTCTTTCTCTTATTAATTCTTTTATTTCATCTGAATGGTGTTTTCCATAAAATGGATTATTTTTTCCAAAAGCATTATAATGATTTTCTCCAGAATTATGGAAACTTTTATGATCAGAATCTGCCATCAATTGAAAATTATTCAAATCATTATTTAATGGATTTTTATCTATATGGTGAACAACTTCATCTTTTTTTAATTTATAGTTGTTAAAAGTTTCGAATAATAAGTGATGAGTTCTTATGGTTTTTTCTTTTCTATTTTTAAATAATTTAACACGTAAATATCCGTGACTATCTTTATTTTGTGATAAAATCCTAATATCTGTTCCATGCCATTTTTTAAAACTTTTAATTCTCCCTAAATTAGAAACTTGATAATCTCCGTTATATCCGTTGATATCTTTAAATATTTCTCCTTCTAAAAATAAATCATCTACATTTTCATAATAAATTTCCACTAATAAATTCTCCTATTATAATTTCTCACCTAACAATATTTTATCCAATATTCCATAATAATTTCCTTTACTTAGAAGACCCTTTAGTATGTGACGTTTAGGGTCGCCGAATCCCAAACCCAAAATCCAGCTTTCGTAAGATGGAACTTTTTGTATAGAATAAAATTCGGGTTTAATTTTATCTCTATTTTCAATAAGCCTCCATTTTTCAGATCCAATCCACATTAATTGCGAAACAACTGATTCAAAATGAATCTGATGGATTCTTCCATTATTACTATAAATATCAAATAATTCTTTGACGATTTTATTACAGTCTTTTCCCTCAAAATGATGAAATAATTTATCTACATTTGAAAGGTCGGAGATAATATCATCTTGCTTCATATCAGTATTATCACCTTTAATGGTGGCGACACCCGATGTGTGAAATGTTCTTAGCGTTAATTGTGTTGATCGTTCACCTAAAGATTGAGCAGCAATTATCCCAATGAATCTTGTGTTTAAAAATTTCCACAAATTTCCATAACATTTATGACAAATATTATATGATTTACAAAAAATTGGACTTCTGATTTGAATTGTTTTTCCAATCAATTCTCTATTATTTTCTTTTGTAATTTCTACCAACTCATTATTATCA